GCGGTGTGGTCTGCACCCAAGATGTGTTGGTATTGACCGTTCCGGCAGTAATCAGGAAGTAATTACCAGAATTGATCTGGTTGTAACCGCTGCCCGACGTATTCATGTCGGTCGCACGGGTCAGCAAAAATGGGGTAGACCCATCGCCGACCGTAGTTACAGTATAAACACCGTTCTGTAGCGCAGATGCTTGATCTTTAACGAGAATTCGGTTTCCAACGCTAGGTGTAACCGAGTCAACCGTCAACGCGCCGTTAGCTGATGCGGTCAGCGTTGCACCAACACCAGAAGAGCCGTTGCTGTACGTTACCGTTGGCAGGGCAGCGGTTGTTGCCAGATTACAAGCCGCGTGGAACGTCAAACCAGCAGCAATCGAGTCAACGTAGGTCTTGTTGACCAGATCGTTGGCGCTGGTCGGTGCGGTAGTAATCTGACCAGTTGACGTTGTGAACGTCGTAAATGCACCCGTAGCTGGCGTGGTAGCCCCTACAGACGTATTGTTAATCGTGCCGCCGGTAAACGTACCGCCCGTTACCGTTTTGCCTGTAAAGGTCAGCGCAGCGGGCAAAGACAACGTAACTGTTGACGATCCACTAGCCGTGATTTCGTTAGCAGTTCCGCTAACGCTTGTAACCGTAGACGTACCGGCAGACGCAGCAGTAATGCGTCCGTATGCGTCAACAGTCAAGTTGGTGTTGGTGTAGCTACCGGGAGCAACCGAAGTCGCCGCCAAACTGATTGTGCCGCTGCTGGTAATCGGCCCGCCAGTCAATCCAGCGCCCGTTGCTACGCTAATAACAGAGCCTGAACCGCCGCCGCCAATAGCACTAACCGCAACCTTCTTGGTTACCCCACCTTGGACAATAGGGACGACTTCGGTTCCCGCAAGCGGGGTAGTCGCTGACGGTAGTGCCGTAATCGTGGTATTTGCCATGCTTTACTCAAAGAAAGCCGTTGCAGCAACTGTTCCGCTGATCACAATGTACAGACCAGAGCTAAAGAAAACACCGCCCTCGTCGCCGGTAAACACGTAGCTAGTACCTGCGGTGGGTGTAAACACACCAAGAATAGTATCAGTTGTGGTAGCTGCCGCGCTGTTGTACACCGTAATTGTAGGCGTTGAACTAGCCGCAGACACAAAGATGCCCTTGAGCTTACCCGCCATCGGCTTGACATTGGCCGTTGCGGTTAGATACTTATAAGTCGAAGCCATAATTACCTCACGCCAAGAAGCGCAGTTTGTAGAGGGTTCTTAGATAAATTTCAATGATGTTGTCGATCAATTGTTGCAAAGACATATCTGTCTTGTCCACAACCTCGTATCGACAAGCCTCGATTTCCTTCAATTGCTCTTCCAAGAATTCCACGATATTAGTCGTTTTCTTGGCCGTCATCAACGTGATTGGACCGATTAGTCCGTGCCTACCCTGGTAGGTTTCGGCAAAATCATCTGCCGCTTCAATAATCAGTTCGTAGAATTTCTGCAACGCCTTGTGCTTGCTGTAACTGCGGGTGTTCAGATGTACGCTATGGGCTACATCACGCCCCAAGAATAACATCCCCATAAAATCGGCGGCTTTCATAGTTGCATACCTTCGGGTGGCATATCCATCGCCGCAGGTTCTTCGCGCATTTCAGGCATCAGCATACTCTGTGATTCCATCGCCGCAGCCACTACGCCCATCGCAATATCTTGAATCTGTTCTTCAGTCATACCCGACTGAACGGCGCTAATACGTTGCGTCTCAGCTTGGTACGCCTTAATCTGCGCCTCAAAGTCCTTGCGCTCCATGTCTTGCGCTTCCATCGACTTGCCGACATTCTGCAACATCTGGTGCAGTTGATCCAACTCTGCCGCCATCGCTTGCATTTGCTGGTTGGCAGCTTGCAGAGCCGGATTATCCTCGGCGTCGCCCATAAGCTTGGGGTCAATCGTCTTGGCAAAACGCTTTGCCATTTCCTGCGCCCCAGGCCAGTCCATGTTCTTAACAAACAAGTCGCCAGCCACCGTCCACAGTTGTGGATTGCCTTGCAACAGTTGCGCCATTGCCTCAAGAGCCTCTTGGCGCTTGGTAGCGTAGCCCGGACCAGTTGCAACCACTACGTCGTACTTACCCACAGACGGGTTGTAGATTTTGTCGATTACAATACCATCTTGGTTCTGAATCTTACGCACCGGCTCGGCTTGCATCGGGTCAATCTTGACCATCTTTGTCTCGCCATCAATCCCGATAATGCGGGCGATGCGCTGCGTGTCGTAAATCTTAGGGATTAGGTCAACCAGTTGCCTACCAACGTACCGAACAGCCCGTGCTAGGTTGTCTTGGTAGTGATAAGTACCAACGTCGCCCTCACGCTGGCGAGCCAAGATAGCCCTGCCAGAGCGCTCGTTAGATGTCATGCCCAACGAGGCGTTGTACTGCCCAGTTGAAGACTTAATGTCTTCCGATGCGCCAACTTTAGCTTGCAACAGGCCAGATGACGCCATTGGCGGCTGCGCCCGTTGGGGCAGCGGCAATATTGCGCCTTGACCGTCCGTTACATCCGGGTTGACCTCCAAATAAGGCCAATTATTCGTGTTTGCGGTTTTCCACTGGGTTTCGTACCCCTCAAATTGCCCGCCATAACCAATAAACGGTGCTTTTGGAGCTAGCGCCAGCATCTCTGCCTCTTGGCTAGTCCAATAGTTGTACATCCGTTGTGCATCTTTTGCGTTACGCACCAGCCCGCTGATGTAAATGCGACCCTCAACCTCGTATTCGTTGCCAATCACCCGCACAACAGGGATGCAACTACCGGCCCATTCCTGCTTTTCAAGGATTTCGTAACCGTTTATCTTTGTCCAACAGATCTTCTTGCGATCCGCTTGGCGCGACTTCTTCGGTTTGCCGTAAACCGCCCGCAACTCTTTGTCTTCCGGCGTTCCTTGGAACGCAGTCACGTTGCCGGGGTACAAATTCAACGTCTGCGTGTCATATTCGCAGTAAAAATACTCAGCGATACGGATCGTGTCCGTATTTAACCACTGACTTAGGTTCTGATCCCCTACACCCAGCGTCTCAAGCGTAGACAAGGGCGATGCGTTAGGAAACAACCGCGCATATTCGGCTTTAGACAAGTCCTCCGTGATAAAACACCACTCAGCATCGCTGCCGCACGGGTCTTGAATCAGCGGGTCCATGTAGACCGAGAAACTGTTCCTGACGCGGGCTATTTTAATATCTTGGTCAAACGTATCGTCGTCGCAATACTCGGTCAGAACCCGAATGTACCCTTCGCCGTAGGCAACTTGGTTCTCGCAAGCCGTGTCGTAGGCCACATCGGCATCGGAAATGTACTCAATATGCCGGATCATGCCGTTGAAAATCTCGGCAACCTCAACGTCAGCGTTGTCATCAACCGGGATGACCTTGACACTAGGCCGGTTCTGGCGCTGATCGTTGGTAATTTGGTGAACGTGCTGCGGAAGCTTGTTAATCGTCAAGCATGGCCGCGCATTGATCGTCTGACCCTGCACCGCACCGCGGGTCGCCAGCACATCTGCGGGCCATTGCCATTGGTTATCAGGGCTACCGGCGTAGAAACGCAGGTCGTCTAACTCATCCTCACGCGATTCCGAGTACGCCGAGATTGCCATCGACAGGCGATCTCGCGCTGTAGACAGTACATCCGAGTCGCTCTTGAGTGGTTTGCCACCCAGTGCGACGTTGCCAACAGCGTTAATCCCGGTGTAGTCAGACATCTCTGCTTAAACCAATTAAGACCAAGGGATGCGAATCAGCCATTAACACTTCCAGCGTTTAAGTGACGCTTTAGCCCGCTCGGCATCGCCAGAAGCGTGGGCTACAACCCCTTCCATTCTAGCGCAAAAGCTAGACTTTCTGCCCTTGTCCGCTTCGGTCTTTGGGTTAGGTGCTGGCGCTTTCAAATTACTACCAGTTTCCCGATTGTACTTCTCGCGCCCCTTCTCGGTCAGGCCCGCGCCTTTACTGGCCGGCAACTTCTCGCCGCGCCCAACCGATAGCGACACGCCTTTCTTCATTTTTTCTTGGCAGTCTTCGCAGACTCTTTGAAGTCCTTGGCAGTCGGTGCATTTTTGCTGCCAACCTTGTTCATCTTCTCGCCAGAACCAGCTTTGATGCGTTCCTGCTTGGCGTGAATATTAGCGTAAAGCCCTGGTTTGCTCATTTCTTTGCCGCCGCTCGTTTGGTTGCATATGCAATTGCGACTGCTTGCTTGACCGGCTTGCCGGCCTTTACTTCAGTCTTGATGTTTTCTTTGAACGCTTTAGGGGAGGCAGACTTTTTAAGCATGACTTATGCACCCATCCAAGATCCAGACATTGTAGACCCACTAGACTTTAGCGTCCGAGGTGGTTCTTTGTATTCTCGATGCGCCACAGGGTAAGCGAAGGTTACGGCTAGTGCATCAGCCGCATCAGGACTAGCCAACCCCCTAGACTTCATTTCCTTCTTACCCTCAAGGAAGATCGTACCCGCGCTGTTGGGCTTTTTCATTGGCCCAACCAGATCGGCCTTTAGCTGCCGATCCTTCGGAATACTCGCAGACCGTAACCAGTCCCGCATAGCACCCCACATCTCAGCCCGCTTATTGCCCCACATCACTGGGTTTTTGGCCTTCCAGCCAAAATTGACCCCTCGCACCTTATACCTTTGTTCAACCAATCGGTCAAGTATTCCATACCCTAGCCCACCCTCATCAATGACCGTCAACGCTGGCTTGTACTCCTCAATCGCATCAATGACATTGC